CAGTGCGGCCAGCGCCAGCACGGCGGCCACACTGCAACGCTTAACGAATGATTTCACGGGTCACCTCTTTGTCGATCCTCATTTCAGTGAGATAACGAAAGGTTTTCCGGCGATACCAGAAGTTAACCAGCGCGGTGAAGATGGCGCAGCCCGCCCCGACCCAGAAAGCAAGGCGTTCCGGGGTCTGGGTGCCGAACCATGCAAGCAGCACCGACAGCCAGTAGGTGGTAAATGTGGTGAATTTTTCCATTGTCAGTCCCACAGATTAACGGTCTCCGTGACCGGCGATGATTGAACGTCAGGGAGCTCGACGGCGGTGCCGTGTGGCAGCATCGCCTCGAGCCTGGCAAGACCCGGATTAGCCAGGAGCACCGCCTCAACGACCCCGGAGGTGCGCCCGTAATACCGGGCGCAAATCTGGTCCAAGGTGTCCCCCTGCTCGGCGTAAACTTTCATATCTGGCTCACGATGCAGCGCGGTTTATCCTGGAGCCGCGCCACCGA